GGGATGAGCTGCTGGTTCGTTCATATCCACTGACAGGTGCAGACATAAAACTCAGCTCATTCCTAACGACTTCCATTCCTGTCATAAAACTATGCGTCGACCAAAACGCTGTTAAATTATCGCCAATCGCAGGCGGATTTGCAAGTTAATAGTCGCATCCAACTAATTTGATATTGACCGGCCTAAACCTTTCCTCGCTATCTATGAATAGCGCCAGCAACCAAGCGAACTCTGCCAGTGACTCGCGCTTATGGACTTGCTCACCATCAGGCGTCACCACAAGGAAGTCTGTGTCATTTAGCCTTATGACTTGAATCCCCTTGTCGAGGGTGCCTACGCCCAAGTCACCGCCGTTGTCTGTGTAGCTTGTGTGCTTTAACTCACCGCCTGCGCCGGGGAATTCTATTACGTCGCTCATCTCTCTACCTCCACTGTGTTAATTAGGGCTGTTGCCGTGGATGTCTGGGAACATCTTGTCTATCGCCCTCGCCGTCTCATAATCAGGCACAATGATAATCTCTCTGCCATCAGCCAGCGCTATATTCCCGTTAGTGTTCCCGTGTCCGCAGCAGCTTGCTACAGTCTCTACCCCTGCTGTGTTTAGCGCCTCAACGATAGGCTTGATGCACTCATCGATACCACTATTAATCCCGTTGCAATTGTCGTTTCCGCATCTATTTGCCATTGCTGATTAACCCCTGTTTTACAATCTCTAAAACGCCAATCGCCTCGGCTAAACCCAAATCACCGTCATATTCTATAATCAGCTTGTTGATTCTGGCGCACAACTCGCCAGCGTGTGGGCGCTCAGTAGTCTTTGACTTTGTGAATTTCTCAACGTCTGCCATCTCTATCTCTCCCATCACATCATCGTTGTGGCTTTATCGGCGCGCTTTTGGTCTTCTGGCCGCGTTGGTGGCTGGAAGCTGTCGAATAGGTGATCACGCCGATACGTCGAATAAATCATCTTGCCGGTTTCCTTGTCGATAGCTGCCAATACGAACAGGCCGAAATTCAGGCAACTCCATGCGATACCATTGGGACTCGTTGCAGGCTCTACTGCCAGTGCCGGGGTGCTTATGAGTAGTGCGAGAATTAATGCCTTCATGGGTTGTAACTCCAAAGACGCTGTATTACCTCACCCTCAGGCAGGGGGCAGTCTTTAATCCATTCAATGCCCTCTTTGACTTCCCAGCATGTGGTGTTGACGCCTGTTATATCGACGTTAGAAAACACATTCAGCCTAAGGTGGTATTTGTTAGGATTCTCTAACTTCCAAATAAATGACTGCAACTCAACGAACGCATCAACATCATACTGCTCGTGCAGCGTTAGCGTGATACCATCGACGCACAACAGCATAGCGATCAAATCTATCGCCCGTCGAGACTTCGCTGTGTAAAGAATGATATCTGCCGTTGACCCACAGCTTCGGATCTCATTACATATCTGCATGACCAACATCGGCCTAAGCATAGGCTCACCGCCTGTCAGCATTATCATGTCGTAGCCTTCAAAGCTTTCACACACATCAAGGCCGTTTAAGTTCCAGTCCTTGTTGCAGCAACCCTCGCATGATCGGTTGCACTCCTCAAACATCACTAACCGTAGCTTATTCATCATCCTCTCCCCCTATGCCCTTGTGGCTGGTTAGTCCTTCCAGCAGTTTGTTTGCATGTTGTAGTCTTTTAGCTCGCGCTTTAGCTCATCTAGATAGTTCCATCTAACGCCAGCCGACTTGAGTCTGCCTGTAATTAGCTTTACTGCTTCTCGAACAGCTTGATCGGCCCTTTCAATATCCTGCTCGGCTTGATCCCTTGCTACCCTGATATCTCGATAGTTCATCATCCTCTCCGCTTGTATGGTTATTTAATACGCAATGATTCGTCTGACTTCTCGATGTGTGCGCCAGGAACCTTAATATCTATTTTCATGTCGGCCATGATTCCGGCTTTGCTTATTGCTGTCGTCTCGGTGACGGTCTTGTAGCAATTAGGGATTTGCTCTGGATCGTCAATTACTACAACGTCCCGGCCTTTAGCCAGGGTGATCGAGAACAATGGACATTTGATATTGCTGATACCGGTCGCCTGCATATTCATCTTGAGATAATCGCGCAATGACTGCTGCTTGCTCACCATCACCTTCTTACGCGCCTGAAGACGCTTAATCTCGTCGTCAACAGCCTTAACGTCTGAATTGATGTTATCCACTACCGCAACCAAAGAAGCCGCCTTGGCTGAAACCTCGCCCTCCAGTGCCTCAAAGGTATCCTTGACGTCCTCTGCGGTTAGCTCGTCACGCTCAACCAACAACGCAAGCTCTCGGTGTTCTTTGGTGATCTGGTGTAGTGCTGTCATTGTTGACTCCCTAGCTGTGACTTGATGAATGCTCGGTGCTCTGGATCATTAATATCTTCAAGAGCCGAACCGCCGCAGTTAATAGCCTCAATCCACTGTTTATCGGCAAAAGATAACGTGACACCGCTAGATTGATTGGCTGTGGACTGCCTAGCTGCTGGTCTGCTCGCTTGGTTGCCGTCCGTACTCACCTGCGGGATATCCTCACCGGCATAGATGTAGTGACCAAGCCCAAACATTGCTAGGCACTTGGTAAGGCACCGCATCCTGGCATCACTGATCTTCCGGCTATCAGGGTTCATGACAGCGTTATTGCGATTGTCCATCACCGGCAACCACATCGAATGGCTAATCTCCTCGATAGTGACGGCTACCCAGACCTCACAGGAGCCGTCGTTGAAGAACACAGGGGGCTGAAACTCATAAGTGGCAGTAGGGTAGTGGCCCATCACCTCAGCCCATGCCCACGCCCACGACAGATAGGACAGATTACCCTTCTTTTCAACCTTCGCGCTGCAATCAATCGCAGATAATGTTTCCCATGCACTCATGGTGATTCCGCCTCCCGCTTCGCATCGTCAAGCTGCAATAGCTCCATTTCGTACTTAAACGCCAGAGATGAAATAGGCTCGTCCTTGAAAGGATCGCTCTCAACGCCCTGGCCCTCACCAAACAGCCGACGAGCCATGTAGATAGGGTCATGCTCGGTATTCTTTGTGCCGGTCATGACTCAGCCTCAATCTCTTTAATCTGCTGCATGATTGACCGGACCGTTGCTGTTGCCTCGGCGTTCACATCTTCGGCAGAGTTGTGCAGATCCTGAATTGCACGGTCTTTGTCGATAGGATCAATCTCTACGGTTACCTCAGACTTCCCACGGCAAACATAACCAGGGATTGTATCCATTGACGCCATGAAGAAAGTAAGTCCGTGTGGCGTGTCGTATACCCAGACTGTGCCAGTTACTTTTTGCTTGTTCATCTTTATCCCCTTTGCTTATTTAAAGAAGTCTTTGCCGAACAACGCATCCAGTGGGCTTTTCTTCTTATGCAACTCCACCATAGCGTCCATTCTCCGCATGTCGCATTTCTCGCAGATATATCGAATACCTTTGCGAAGGCTTGCATCACGGATTTCTCCCATAGGTTTCCGGCAAACGGTACATTTTATCTGCCTGCTCATCTCGTTCTCCTTACAGCAGTTCGATTAGCTGGGTGGGCTTATAGGTCGCCGCTGAAAATGATGTTGGCCACTTGCCTCGCCATACAAGAAACTGACCGTATCTCAAGGCCGCTGTGTAGATGCTTTTTCGCAATATCACGCGCCTCGCTCTTGCCGGTTGCTACCAGATAAATAGGCTTTGATTTTGATGCTGCGTAACAAAGCGGGATGCCTTTCTTTTTCAGAGAAATTTTGAATAAATACTTCTCCATCTCGGTCTCCTTTGCGGTTGGCCGCTATTGGGGTTTATGCGTACTACCTGTCTTGGTCCAATGGTCGGCCTCTTTCCTGGTCTCCCTCAGTAAATCCGTCCTCAAGATACAATGAATCTGTATCAAGCAATGCTCCCCAGCACTCAGGGTGAAGGTAGTCGCTAAGGAAAGACCCTTCGAATTTATATGCTCTCGACACAGCCTTGTCGCCTATATTGATCTTTTCCCCACACCACGCGCATCCGTGCTTCTTTCTGCACTTAACCTCTTTAGGATCTTTGATGCTTTCATAACTCATCTCACTCTCCCTTATCCAATCGCCGCCGCCATATGATCCAACTCAGCAGCTAGGCAGAATCCGCCAGTTACTACGATTACCAGCGCTATGATCATCAGCGTGGTTTTGATGCGCTTCCATTTGAGTCTGGTCATGATGGCGGTCCTCGTTATGGTTAATTAATCACTCCGGGCACATGGTCGCCCTTCAATCCGACAGGCTCCCATAGAGAGAATCCAAGAAAGTAGATCGGCGCTACTACAGTCTCAACTAGCACCACAGACCATACGACGTTGCCCACAATGAGCTCGTACTTGATGTTCGGGTTTCGTTTATCTGATTCATCGAATAGACCATAAGTATCATATTCAACACCATCAATAACTTTCGTGTCGCCACATCCTGTTAGTGCTAAGGCTATTACCAACACAGTCGCTGCTGCTTTCATATTCATTCTCTCTATGTTGTTTACCGTATAGCCGTTAGGCTGGTTGGTTGCCTTTCTTGGCTTGAGCAATAAGCTCGTCAAGGTCTGCTTGAGTTGAGATCACCATACGCTCACCACTGGCAGAGGTGAATTTAGACCAACCCATACGCTCCGCATCATCAGCACAACTGACAAGCTTTTTAACATCACCCCATAAGCACCACCTCCCACGCTTATGCTTCTTGATGATCTCAGACTGCTTGGGCGAAGGGTTGCGATACTTCATAATCTCGCCTGTCTGTGCGTATCGATCAATCATCTCTAAATCCTCGTTGTTGTTTGTTACCTACTTAGCTGCGTTAGGTGGCTAGGCTAGGGGGCGATTACTTTCTCGACGCTGATAACATATGTAGTGTCGCCACCGGTAAGCGCTACTTTCTCGCCAGCATACCTTTCTTGGTGCTGCATGCAGTGCGAAATCACAGCTGAAAGCGCATCAATTGTTACATCCTGTTTATTCGCTCCCCACGTCCTGCCGTCTTTAAGCAACGTCCCTGCAAATATGGTATTTGTCATCGGGCTATTACCGACAGTTAATTTTTTAGCTGCCATCTCTGCGTCCTCGTTCGTTATCTGTTTAGTGTTACCAACCCTAATAGAGGGGCTTGTGGGTGGTTAGAAATTCTTATCGTAAAATTCCTTTATGGCCGCAGAGAAAGCCGTATCAGAGAACGCAGCACCTTCGCCGTCATCCATCTGTATCCACACGCCTTTATCATCCTGTCGGCAAATGGTGTACTCGCCAGTTTTAACCTGCGGGAAGGAGGGGTCGTTTACTTCGTACATGCCAGCGCCGCGCTCTTGCTCGCTGGTATAGCCATCTTCGAATGCTGCGGCAGGCGAGAATGATTTGTAGCCGTCTTTGTAGACCACGTAATATCCGCCAATTTCACAGTTATTTCGCTGCATCCAATCAGCCTCAACGGTGAACGGCGCGAAGCCTTTGTCTTCAGGCGTGATCACCAACCCGTCAACAGCTTTGATTTTCAGCGCCCACACTTTCTTGTGGCATGAGTACTTAGGCATTTCCATTTGTGCGATGCAGTCGTTCATCGTTATCTACCTTTCTGGTTTGTCGTTTGGTGTTACCGACGAAACCGCAATCAAGCGGCTCGTGGGCGGGAGTTACCCCTGCGGTTGCATCGTCGTGTCCTGTGTTGGTTAAGGCGTCTGCCTATTCAAATAACTTCGTTCTACGTGATCCACTGTAGCGCCTCGTTGCGATTAGTTCAAGACCTTTCGGATTAATTATTGACTCCTTCGGACCGCCGCCATACTATAGATAAAACTCAACCACGGGGAATAAGCATGAATATAGGCAAATCAATCCAGATCGCCTTGATCGACAAGGGATGGCAGAAGAAAGACCTGGCAGACAAGATGGGTGTGACAAGATCGACTATCAGCAACCTCGTAAAGTCCAGCACCTGCACCGGCCAAGCACTCGATAATCTCTGCGAAGTGTTCGAGATGAAGGCGTCTGACTTTATTGCGCTGGGAGAATAGTGATGAATATAAACATGGATGGGCTTAGAAGATCGGCCACAGCTAATATGAATAATCTCGGCGAGTTCTTAAAATCGATCGCCCCAGATATCGAGCATTGCATTGACATTAATCAACTTAATGAATATTTCAACGATGCAGCCCAGAACGTTGGTATGTTTAATTGTATTTTCGATGATGAAAACGACACCTTCAACGACTTGTCAGGCTGTATCGAAGTGATGCGGATCGGTGATGACGATGAAGCCTAGATATATAGCTCATACAGGCAAGAAGCAGCCGGTTGATGATGATGTGTGTGTTGAAGTTCTGTTTAAAACCGGATGCCTCAACAATAGAAACAACGCTGGATGGTGGGCTGGCGGGTCTGAGAACTGGTGGATTCATAGCGCCACAAGAGATCCTGATAGCCACATCATCGCTTACCGCGTTATAGAGCAGGAGTAGCTATGCCGGGCTGGATAAAACTCCACCGGCAGCTAATGGATAGCGACCTATGGACATCTGAGCCATTCGATAGAGGGAAGGCTTGGGTTGATATCCTAATGCTCACAAATTACAAGCCGGGTTACATCAGATCCAACGGCATGAAAATAGCCGTAAATAGAGGGCAGCTAGGGTGGTCAGAAATACGCCTATCTGAACGCTGGAAATGGTCAAGAGGAAAGGTCAGGCGGTTTTTAAGTGAGCTTGAAAGCGAACAAATGATAGTACAACAGAAAGACAGGAGAAAAAGCCTGATAACTATCTGTAACTATGACGAATTCCAAGGTGCCGAACAGCCTGATGATACAACAGATAGTACAACAGACGGACAAGAGACGGACAAGAAACGGGACACTATTAAGAAGTTAAAGAAAGAAAAGAATGATAATAAGGGTAAGGAGAAGCCACCAACCCCTGCTGTAGATTTCTCTGTATTCAACGCTTCGGACGAACAAATATCTGAAATGAAGCGGATAAGAAAGTTAGGGAAGGGTGGTGCACTTAGTCAGCGCGTTGTTAACTCACTGGCTAAGGAGTTTGATAAAGCGGCTCAGATGGGCTACAGCTTCGATGACTGTCTAACCGAATGGGAATCGGGAACATGGAAATCAATGAAAGCAGATTGGGTACACAACCGATTAGGGGGCAGCAATGGGCAGCATCGACAACCATCTGACAAAGCACAAACGCGCCAAACCGTGACTGCCAGTGTGATGGACGTCCACAACATTGACTGGATATGACTGTGCGCCCATACCTTCCACAAAACAGCCGCAGACGCCGGGTAACACAGCCGAACCAAACCGCGCATGATCGTGCGATGGAAGAGATGCGAAAACTAGACCTTCGCGACCCGCGTGAAAAGGCTCGCGATCTGGAAGCGGATCACGAAAGTAGCAGCAATCAAACAGATGATGGAATCATAGGGGAATAGAGAATGAAAGTTGAAGAGCTGATAGACGTGCTTAGCAGGATGCCTAGTTGCGCGGAGGTTAGCGTAGCTTATGATGGATACTATAATGTTGATATATCCATATATCCATATGTAAACAAAGATGGCGGCGTGACAATAGCAGAGGTCACAGATGAAAATAAAAGACTTTAGATCGTGTTTAGACGATGGAGCACCTATCGTAGTCACATATGGCGGAGGGGTGAATAGTAAGTCTATCTTGTGCCGGTTATACCGAGAGGGGATTAGACCCGATATTATTGTTTTCGCAGATACTGGCGGGGAGGTTCCCAAGACGTACCAAGATATCGCACTAACGCAAAATTGGCTGTTCTCTATCGGGTGGCCTGGAATAGACATTGTGAAAGCTACGGACAAACACGGCGTAGCTATAGACCTTTATGATTTCTGCTACAACAACGGCGACTTACCATCGAAGGCGTATGGGAATCCATCCTGCTCAGATAAACACAAGACCCGTCAAGTCACTAAATTCTTAAACCGTCACCCAATCTGTAAAGATGCCTGGGGCAAGTACAACAAGCTGGATGAGATAACAAAAAAGGTGATTCGTGTTATAGGCATTGATTACGGTGAATCCCACCGCATAAATCAATTTTTATCCTCCACAGCTAAGTCGGTCGAAGATCAGAACAAGAAATATGAGATCGTCTTCCCTTTGGTAGATTGGAGAATGGACAGAGATGATTGCATTGTTGAGATTATGAATTCTGGCCTGCCTGTGCCACCCAAAAGCTCATGCTATTTCTGCCCGTCGATGAAAGCGCATGAAATATTTGAACTAGGGCGTAATCATCCAGAACTTTTAGCCAAAGCATTAGAGATGGAGGGTAAAGCTAAGAGGGAGGGTAATCTCAGAAATATCGCAGGGCTAGGAAGATCTTGGTCTTGGGACAACGTGGTTGGGCAAGGGGACTTGTTTACCGGGTTTGTTGGTGATAATGACCCATGTGTGGTATGCAATGATTAGTGTTAAACTACAATCCCCATTACAGAGGATATGACCGTGGCGAAACCGAAGAAGGGCGTAGCTGGCAAGAAGACAGGAGTTAAGACACGAAAGGCAATAGCAACAGCCAGGAAGAAAGGGGCCAGCGCTACATCCATCGCCAAAGCCGCTATGCGCGACCCTAAGACTATCGCGTTGATCGAGAAGGGCGGCGTCAAGAATCCACCCGCCAACCTAGCAGGGAAAATCCGGGGAGCCAAAAAAGACAGTTCCGGGCCAACTAAAAAAAGTAAGGTTGATGTTAAGGCGTTCAACAAGGCCAAAAAGAAACATTCTAAAAAGAAGTAACACCCATCTGATATAGCCGTTTGGTAGCGGTTCAGATAATCTAGGTGTAGCCCGTTGTGGCAAGGCTTGAGTCGGTTAGCGCACCTAGACGTTGATCGACACTACCATCAAGCTTTGACCGGAACGGGTTTTTTGTGCGCGGATTTTAACAAACCCAGCGCCATAGAGCGCCATAGAGCGCCATAGAGCGCCATAGAGCGCTATAGGAGGACATGATGAGATACATAAACACCAGCATAAGTTCAGAGCCTGTGATCATACCAGGAGGTAGAAGGATCGGAAGCCAGCCAGCGTATCTAGCTGTAACCAAAATACGTAATGTGGGAGCATTCAATACGCCGCATTATGAGGCGCTGGTTTTCGATAACAAAGTTACTGCGCCATATGACGGAGAGTGGCCAGAGGGCGAACTGTGGATAGGCTTTTTCAAGTCGAAGAATAAACACATCAAGTTCCCGGTTCTGAAGTATGGCGAAACAGCCGACGTCTAACCCTCAATCTAGGAATTATTCCTACACCAAAGGTCGTATACCCACCACAGCCAAACAGCGCTAATCTAGAAGAAAAGGAGATCAGCAAATGTCACCAATCGAAGAAGCAAAAGAAGCCTTCAACTCTGGCGCGTATAGCTCAGACAACCCCTATCCGATCAACACTGCGCCCTGGTGTGACTGGATGAAAGAGTTTGGCAGGCTCAACGATAACTACATGAAGGCTCTGGTTAACGATGAATAACGGAGCCGTGGGAGATATGGACATGAACCCGCATATAGAATTTTACCCGCTGTATCTAATTGTGATGTGTTATTTGGCGGCGCTGGCAGATAGTCAGTTGTCGATTGTATTTGGTGGTGTGTAGGAGATGAGAATGAGCGATTATAATAACAGCATCGACGTAGAGTTCAATGGCCTGACGATGGTTGTCGATTATTCATACACGCCAGAACGACCCGCCCCCTTCGCGCAGACGCCTGACTCGCCTGGATATGACGACGAGGGCGATGCTGAAGAAATCGAGTACGAAGCCAAATATCCGATCATCGAGTGCGCTGAGACGTTCATGGAATGGCTGAACCTCGAAGAAAACGACGAGTTTCGCGCAATGATAATCGAGCAGATGAGGAATCAATCATGAATTCAATCACAAGAAAGTGCCCATCAAAAACAGTACTACAAAAAGACATCGCTGCTGGCTTAACGATCGAAGACATAGCGGAGTTTTACGGCGTGACGACTGGCACAATCAACCAGCTGTTTTCGAAGTATGGTATCTCTCGCAAAGCTATCAAAGTTGAAGAGTGCCACGATGTCAAAGTAGGTGATGCAACGGTGGTGGCGATTGATTGCGACGACGCTGGCGTTATCACCTTTGCAGTGCCGGGTGGTGGCGCTAGGGACGTTGTGGTCGGCATTGCAGAGGCTCAGCGTATTGGTGCGATCATGAATACTGAGATGGGTGGGTGAGATGAAGGCGATAAAAGTCAGACCAGTTTTATTCAACGGTGCAATGGTTCGGGCGCTTCTGGATGGCCGCAAAACCCAGACGCGGCGTCCGGTCCCAGTGTGGCAGTTGCCGAAGCTGACCTACGACAAAGATCAGTATATTTCGATCGCTCAGCGGCATTCACGATACGGTTTTGGTGTGTTCGGTGATACCGAAGAGTCGTGTATGGCTAACTATGGCAACGAATTCAAATCATGCTGCCCGTTCGGCAAGCCTGGTGACCTGCTCTATGTCCGCGAAACATGGCACGAGAACCACACTGGCGAACTGCTTACCTACCGGGCAGATTGGCCAGCTGATAACGACCCTTTTTCTGACGCGTTCGCCGGAGAGGATTGCTGCATGGTTGGTGAGAAGTGGCGACCATCGATTCACATGCCTCGCAAGGCTTCCCGGTTAACCCTACGAATCACCGATGTTCGGGTTGAGAAGGTGTCCGATATCAGTTGTGAGGATGCGATTAGAGACGGTGTTCAGTACAGTCACGGCATGGAAGGTTATCACATAGAGGATGGCACCCACTTTCATGCTGACCGCCCTGATTACGTGTATATGGGCCTATGGGATGAGCTTTATGGCGGCATCAATCAATGGGCCTGGGTGCTTGATTTTGAAGTCATCAGCGGCAACGTTGACCAGGTCAGCAACGAGACTATAGCGGCATAACCATGGACAAGTTCACATTCAAGAAAGCCGGTAAGCTGAAGTTCCACGTATCGGGTACCGACTTGGATGATGCGCTTCAGGCTATGCGGATGGAATGCATACCTGATGGCTGGACAGTGACCAGAACTAAAATCAAGCCTATGCCGAGCAACGGCCCGACTATTGGAGATTGAGTGATGAGCGACGACAAGTGGGAAATAAGCATAACCAAGGGCGACGGCGCCACGGAGGTTGTTACTGCGAATTGTGATAACTCTGCCAATGAGGCAATCATGTATTTCGCTGAGATGGACCTTTGGGACGGGATTGAACCAGGGCAGTCAGCAACGCTGACCGTCAAGTTAAACCATGAGCCACCCACGGAAAAGGAGAGCAAATCATGAGCAAGTACATACATGCAGAACTAATGTTGCAGTACGCACAGGACGCAATGGAGACTGATAAGCCTTGGGAGAGGTGGCAGGAGAAGCTTGCCATTAAATACGAGGATTGTGATTCGAATCCATTTTGGTATGAAGGCCGACAATACCGCCGCAAGCCGCAGACAGTAAAGATCAACGGGTTTGAAGTGCCAGCGCCTTTGAAGGAAGCTCTAGCAGACGGTGATGAGTACTTTATAGAGGCACCGAACGTGTCTGAGTTTTACATTATCGAGTTCTGGGGTGGAGGCGCGGTTGACGCGGAGAAATATGACCAAATGCAACTTCATCGAGGCATAGCCCACGCCACCAAAGAGGGTGCCATAGCCTCCTGTAAAGCACGGCTAGGCATTGATCCGAATGGTGAGAGTGATGGCTGAGTTACTAATCGGATTTGCAGCCGGGTGCATTGTTACAGCAACGATACTTTGCTGGTGGCACACTAAGTCAAAACAGATGGGAGATGCGGGATGAGTATGGCAATTGTTGAAGAAGACGCGAAGCCAGCTTGCCGGTTCGGAAATAGCATGGTGGCTCAACCACTGCAATGCATGTGTAACGCTTGCATCGTGGTCAGAGAGGTAGAGCAAGAGCGCGATCACCTACGCATGGCAGCAGAGTCAGAGGCTAAGCGGGGCGACGAGTTGAAGACGTGTCCGCTTTGTGGCGACAATCCATACGTTTCGGCAGAGGTACAAGGATATGGACCGAGGGTGATGTGTCAAAATCACGAGTGCAGTATGGACGGAAGTTACAATGTCGATGCTTGGAACACTCGCGACACCAGCGCAATAGAAGCGGCAGTGCTGCGGAAGGTGGCTGGTAAGTGGCACGATGAAGCTGGGAGCATCGGTTGCAGATCAGTTTATGCTGATGAATTGATTGGGATGGCCGACCGAATCGAACAGGAGACAGAGTGATGCTGTATAAAGAAAACGTTGATCGTCAAGATGGCGACTATTCAAGCATGTGTGTTGCCACGCTCGATGATCTTAAAGCAGCGCTGGTAGAGCATGGTTTTGTGGCGGTGCCGCTGGAGCCGACTGGGTTGAGAATCGCATCGATCGGCATGACCATACAAGGAACAATGGATAGGATGGAATTAACCTATGACGACATCTCCGAAGCGGTGTATCGGGTAGCCATAGAGCCTGAAGGCTTGTTCACAGCAGTCAACGAGGCGAAGAGTGATGACCAGTAGACTCAAACTATTACTCTTCTGCATGGCTCTTATCTTAGCCTTCGAGGTGGTGTCGGTTGGCGTCTTTGGGCAAAAAAGCATAGGCGCACAATCGTTCCTGATGCTTTCGTTTGCCGTAGCTTGGGCTATGGAGAAGGAGAAGTAGCGATGTTTGACTTAAGATTCGTAGAGCGCGAAGTTCCAGACTGGCCAGAGCATGTTGTTTATGGCGAACCTTGCAAGATGAAGAAGGTTAAAATCCTGCAATGGCGGCAAGTCAGGAATGTTGTTGACGTGGCAAATGATCTCCAATCGCCTATATGGACGCTGTGGACAGATGTTCCTACGGAGGAAGAGGAACCATGATTGACCCTGAAAAAGCTTTGGACTTCATGCGCGACAACGCAAAGAAGCTGGCAGAGGCCAAGGCAACTCGTGTATATCTGGAGCAATGGAGAAAGAGCCAAAGGGCGCTGCTGTTCACTCAGGCTCCTGATGATTGCAAGACGGTTTTAGCTAAAGAAGCCTACGCGTACAGCCATGAGCTTTATATTGAGGTGCTAGAGGGCCTCAGGGTGGCCGTAGAGGAAGAAGAGCGGCTAAGATGGCTGATGGTGGCGGCAAACCTTAAAGTGGACGTATGGCGCTCTCAGGAGTCCTCAAACCGTAGGATCGATAAGGCGCACCAATAGGAGAATGACTGTGAGTGAACAAAGAGTTTTGCAATATTATTACCGCGTAAATGGATGCAAGGCGCGGACCTCTAAGGATGACTCCTGCATATGCTGGCACGATGAAGGTACAGGACCGTTTAAAACTGAGCGTTACAATGATCCTGTCCCTACAAAAGAGTGGCGCATAAGCAAGCAACACCACTAATCCACTATTGGGAGTGAGATAATGACACCCGAACAAGTACGAAAACAGCGGGAGAGTCTAGTCAATGACTTGAGAGATGTTATTGAGAAACATAAAGTCCATATAGGCGGCTCTCTTATTATCACAGATGTTATCGGCGCGATTGAATTTGTAAAGCTCGAGTACTACCGAGAAATGGAAGAAATATAACACCACTATTGGGATGACGAGGAGGCAGCATGAGTGAGTGTATTTGTGAAGGCAATTGGCGGTCTATCATCAATGAAAGCAACAATCTGATGGGCAGGCTTTTCAATGACAAAAATGGAGATATACATACGTTTGTTGGTGTTATGCACTGCCCTGACGACTATTACTATGCAATGCTAAGCGTGTGGGGCGAATATCGATTGCTGTCCTGCGTGGGTAGCTTAAAGGGTTATGGATTTGAACTGCTAGTTTCATCACAGCACGAATAAGGAGGCAGAATGATGAACCCGTCTGAATGCGAATGGGGCGACCCTGTGAATCAGATAGCCGCGATGAAGTGGTGGGTGAGCGAAGTTCAGAATAAAGGGCTTGCCCTTCAGCATATTTGGGAAATCCTTCCGCTCATCGAAAAGTTTATGATCGGGACAGGCAGGCTGCATCTGAAAGAGAAAATAAAATTAGTCGCTGCGCTAGGGATTGCGGGCGGGTTGGGTATCCCTTATGGGCCGCTTTACAACCCGAAGTGCACACATGACCGATTTGATGCTGAAGTGGACACTATACGCGACTTCATCCAAGCCACGCTTGATCTGCTAACGAAAGGATCAAGGAACACTGGAACCTTTGACCCACGGTTTTTCTTTCAGCCTCTGATTGAGGACGAGTAATCATGAACGACGAACAGATCAAGCAAGCGACTGACGGAGTGATGCGACTGCGAACCCGGCAGCCAGAGAAAGACGTGTACTTCGAATCGAAGGAATACGCCAAGCGCGTGGAGATCGATAGTATCCTGACTAATCGGCGTGAAGATGACGCGGTGAGGGAGGTTTGGGATGAATAGACTTAAGCGGAATCAGCTAGGGCCGTGGTGTTCATTCTGCGCGGCTAAGACAACAAGAGCTGTTTACGTACAGACCGGGTGGCACGGATATTTTTGCTGCGCTGGGCATAAAGCAGAAATGGCTAAACACGAACAGGAAGACGATAAGCTGACTGAGGCCGATCATCAAACATGGATGCAAGTCTAACGATTCGGGATGATTACGGGATTGCTGAGTGATTGATAATTTGAGAGGCTGATATGTGTAGGAAATGTGACGATACAGGCTGGCTTTGCGAGTCTCATTTAGATAGACCGTGGGAGGATTCAGGCAGCGAACGATCTTGTAATTGCGGCGGGGCTGGTACGGCCTGCTGTTGCAACCCAGACGGAGACTTTCCGCCTGGATTTAGAGTAACGATGTCAGTCAATCCAGACGAAGTTGACACTGTTCATTGATATCGGGCCAACGTATAGAGATAGGAGGATGAGATGGGCGACTTCGGTGAAAGCCTAGATGAAATGGACGTTGAGGCGTTCTTTAATATGCGCGAGTGGCTGGCTGAAGCTCTGAAGGCTAAGGGCGCAAAGGTAACCGGTGGCGGGATTGGATTTGGTGCTGCCGATCTAGATATCGATCTGGATGGCGCGCCGTTCTTCGTGACCATTAAGCCGATAAAAATGAAGGGTGGATGAGATGGGTGCTATAAAGACAACGCAGGCCGATAAGGCTTTCTCTAAGTGCATCAGGGAGCGAGCAAACTGGACTTGTGAACGATGCGGCAAATACTACCCTGAAGGCTCTAGGAATGGCATAGAGTGCTCTCACCACCATTCAAGGGGTAACTGGTCCATTCGGTTCGATCCGATGAACGCGGAGTGCCTGTGCACAGGGTGCCACTTCCTAGAGGGAGGAACGCAACAACGCAGAGAGGAAGTATTGACAGATGCCGAGCAAGACTTGCTGTTTGAGAAGATGCGCGACACCTCTCTAGGACGGGAAGCAAGGAAGACGAAGGGTAAAGGGCCGATTGCCAAGCACTACCGCGACGAGCATCAGAAGATGGTGGATCTGCGCGGGGAGTTCAACGCAGAGCGGGTAGAGTTTACAGGCTATTTCTAAATAGCAGCGATGATAAAGGCGAGTAACTCAGAATACCGCACACCATATGAGTTACCCGCTGGCGTTACCACCTCGGTCACTGTGCCATCCTCTGCAATGTCCTTATCGGTACGCTCTGGCCACTCGTCATAGCAGACCAGCGCGTAGTCAAAAGCATCAAGACCTTCAGATTCAAACGCAGCTATCAATTCCTGAACATAGATGCCGACGTGAATCCTTGCTCCATCGCCTTTATCTTCGACAGCGTGATTAAATTTGTACGTCTTAAGCAATGCTTTGGCTTTAACCGCTACAGCCTTCTCGGCCTCATTTAAAGGTCTGTCCTGCTGCTTAGAGCGTGCATCAGATGTGTTGATAGCGGGAGCAACTGCGAAGACCTCCTTCCAGCGCAAAGCCCCTGTGCCTAAATTCTGTGTGTTATCCGCCCCTGGGTTGGCTGAAGTCGATGACCCGTCACCTAGTCGGATAATTCCTCCAAGCAAGTTAAGCGTTGAGCCAGAAACAGCATTGCCTATGAACTCGTTATCTATCAGAACTGTAGTTGATGGGTTATCCAAGCCCGTTGTCTTGTACGTCCCGACAAATTTGCCTGCTGTGCCTCCGTTAAACGTAGCTGTCGCATTGTATGTGAAACCAGCCATGAAGATGCTGCGGTCGCGGGTGTTGGCTGTTGGGTTAAAGACAGTCGTATATCTCTTGGCTTCACATCCAATTAGATTAACACCATTACTCGCATCAATATCCAGGAAGACCCCAGTACTAAAGCCTGCATATTGACCGCCTATGACGTTAAGCCCAACCGTCGGATTAACTGTCCCTACGCCAAACTTACCAACACTAAACATGGCTCGATCTGCTACACCCGTATCAGACGGGACTGCCTCAGCATAACAGTTAGTGAGCGTCCAATTCTGGATAGATTTACCTAACCGGAAACCATACGACGCCATGTCCTCAAAGTAGCAGTCTGTGAATCTGGGCTGTAGGTTATTTGCTTGGTTAACGGCTTCCTGCTCTTCGACAACCATCAAACAGATGCGTAATACGCATTGATTCCATACCGATGATGTTGCAGCTACGCCGGTAGTAATCTCTCCGTATAGAATAGACGCTTCACGGCAGCGCTGAATGTTAACTCGGTTAAATGTATTCCCTTGGCTGCGATCTGCTTCGCGAACTCCAGAGACGAATCCCATAATCGCGACGTTTTCAACATTAGAAAATTGAACCTCTTTGAAGTCGATAGCATAAAGGCTATCAGTCACAACCGGATCGGTATCCCCGAAAATACCCCTGTGATAATCATCCATTGATGAGTTACCCCAGATACTCATGTTGCGTATGCCTATGCCTGACCAAGCAGCCGAGCCACCTTTTGGTAGCGCAGGAACGAACAAGGATTTCTGAGAAGATGGGTTAAATATGATCACTGTGCCGCGCGCGTCTGAAAGCTGGTCAGGAAAGCTGGTTGCTCCTGCGATACCGCCGTAATCGATGTTTTGCCCTTCGAACTTAGCGCCTTCGTAAGTATTGATGGTATCAGTTATAAGATGCCTTCCAGCAGGAAGAAGGACAAGCTCATTATTGCCAGTAGACTCTGCATAAGTGAATGCTGCTTGGGTTGCCGCTGTAACGTCTTGTACGCCGTCCAGCCTGGCACCAAACATCTTGGTTGTAATCTGGCTCGGGAAGTTCTGACGCCACTGAAGCCCATTATCCAAATCGATAAACGAACCGCCATCTGCAGTGCCTGTGCCTCCTGTGACTACTAGGCCAAACAAGAGGCCTGAGTTGTTACCTGTGGCGTAATCATCTATGGCTATGATCATCCCGACTGCTGGAACGACTACCAAGCCATCCAGAGCAACAGGGCTGGCCGCTACCATCGCTGCGATAGTGGCGAACTTCGGTGCATATCGCTTGTCGTTTAACGGCACCGCAGCGGTAACAGATGACTCTAATGAAAACTCATCTACTGGGTCTGTTTCTACAAAACCGACCCCCACGCCGTTCTTATCCTTCAGTTGCACCTTGTACGTGCCTGAGATGAAGATATCAGGAAACACTCCATCGCTATCAGCTATTACGGGGTTAGAGTTTGGAGTAGCACCAGCAGCGTCTTTAAAGGTGGCTTTTGGCGTAGATGTGCCAGTGGCGAAGAAGAACAGCTGCGCTCCATCGCTGGGAGCTATCCCGTTCCCGACATCGGCGTTAGGTAATACGAAACGAGAGGCCATTTATTGTTGCTCCTGATTTTGATCAGCTAAGAACGCTGCAAAAAACGCTGAATCGCTAAATATCTTGTTTGGTGAGTTTTTAATCCCGCCGAGAGCGGCCTTCGTGTTGACTAATAGTTGCGTCAACTCTGCAGTACTTCGCTGGCTTTTAGGCGTGTTTTTAATGTATGCCTCGGCTATCTTTTTACCGTCTTTGCCTGCTCTAACGACTTGTGATGCAAACTCGGCATTCTTGCGTGTAAGCCTTTGCGCTAGGTTCTTAGATAACTGTCCCAAGAATGGAACCGCTATAGCTCCAGGCACTCCCCCGACCGCCGCGCCGCCAGCCACCCCTAGGTATCCCATCAGTGAGCTAGTAGCCTGCCCTTCAGTGAATCCGAATCTTCCTAGTAATTTGGCTATATTCTCTACGGGGCCGCCCTTAACCACCTTGCGCATAGCCGAAAGCTCATCCTGGTTAAAACCCTTCGACTTCTTTTTGTTATTCAAGATCGATCTGAACTGTATCCTCAACCCGTTTTCAAAACCGCTAGCCCCCAGGTCTGCCTTCGTGAAAGCCTCTTCTATCAACTCACCTTTCTTAGCTCGGCCCCAAAGGCCGCGAGCCTGCTTAAAGAGAACGCCTGCGTCTGATTGTTTGCCGCCCGTTAAGCTAGCAGGCCCTAGACCATCTAGGAAATCATCGATCTTGTTGACCATTATCGACCCCAGTCGGGCCTCATCTGGCTCTATACTTTTGGCTGCTGACTGTGCAACACGGCGCAGGATGTCAACTTCTGATAGCGTCTGGGGCCCACTTGCTGCGGCTGCTTGGAACTCATCTAGCGCGGCGGCCACTTTTGGGTGAATTCTGGCATTAAAACCCTCTTTCCTAACAGTCGCGGCTAAACCTTTACTAAGGCCCTCGATTGCTTGAGGCTTGACTGTGACGCCAAGTCCATCAATACGCTTATATACATCTCTGGCTGCTTTTTTGATCAAGGCAACATCTGGCGACGCTGCTGCAATAAGCCCCTTGGCTGATTGCTTAGCCGCTATCAGACTAGCCCCAGGAGCGAAAGCACCAGCAACAGAACCAATAATTCTTCCGGTCTCACCACCAACCTCCTCGCCTAACTCAGCACCTACGCCAGCACCGGCCCCGGCTGCAATGTCTGCAGACACGGTTCCGCCAGTCAAGGCTGATAATTTAGGCAGTTGTTTTGCTATTCCTCTCACCAAGCCACCAAATCCAGCCGCTTGAGTTGAAAGCTGTCCTGCGCTTCTTAGTACATCTTGCGCCAATCCTTCTGGCAGTTGTTGGGCAGTTATGCGCTGTCCGAATTCTGTCTCTGCTATTTCTGGAATCCTAGCATCGGAGCCTGACAATTCTAAAATTGCATTGATCGGCTTAGTTCCGAAAAAGTCTACCAACTCAACAATCGCTTCGTTTGCACCGCCAGCAAACTCTGCAGCAGCGCTGAAGCCCGGTATGTTCTCAGCGGCAAGCTGCCCACCCTGCCTTAGTAAGTCGGCTTCTGGTTGCTGTGCTGCTTGCTGCTGGGTATCTGGTGCGCCGGGCTGCTGCGTTGTGGGTTGATCTATCTTAAACCCAGCAGGAGGCGCTAGTGCTGTCTGTTGTGGTTGATCAAGCACAAATCCTTCAGGTAATGTCGCCATTATAGAGGTACCCATTGCCCGTTAATTAACTGCACTTTCTCGCCTGTTGTTGGGTTAGTGGCCGTGATCACATCCTGACCTCCGGCCCCTGCTTGCTTCTCGTCGCCAAGTTCGAATGTCAGAGCCTCACTGATTGACTGAATAGCAAAGTCATCCTCTCTAGATTCGGCTGCTTCCAGGCCTCGGTTCGCTAGACGCTCCATTGTCTTCAGTGTGTTGTTTAGCAGCCTGCGGTTAGCCGCTGGTGATTTGCCAAATGCCGCCTCGATCCTTTCTAACTTGTCACCTTCTGACTTGGTGAATGCAGCTCCGAATGTTTCGCGCAATTGGGCAACAATCGCCTTGCCTAGGTTTGAGGATAACTCTCCCTCGTCTGCGCCTTCTATGCCGAATATCTGCTTTGCTCTAACTCTGACTGCATCAATGCCGCCAGTAGCAACAGTGTCTAGTAGTGATATAGCCCTGCGAATGTTAGCGGTTGAGTCGGCAGCAGTTAAACCTCTATCGATAGAAGCCTGTTCTCTGATCTCTTTCTTTGCCGCCTCCGTAGAAGCTTGTTTAACCCTTGCTTGTATCTCTGGCTCAGTCTCAAGCTTAACTTCAGCCTTTGCCGCCGCCTCGCCACCTGCCTGACCTACCTTGATATCTGCTTCCTGCTGTTTCTTAATTCGCTGCTGTTCCGCAGCCTGCTTCAGAACCGCAAGCCGCTCATCGCCAGTTACAACCTTTCCCGCAGGGTTGCGAACATCTACTTGGCCATTCGGTAATGCCTGGATAGTGGAGCCGTCAGGGTTAATCAATGTCTTGGCAGAGGCTAGTCCTTGTTTCCCACCCCGCGCAATCTCTAGCCTCTCTGCATTGCTCAAAGCCGCGAGTTGAACCGTCCGCGCAAATTGCCCAACCTTCTGAGGATCGGCACCAACCAGCGCTGCCGTGTCTTGTGGGTTGCCGCCTCTCGCTTGTACTGCCTGAATACGTTGTTGGATAAGCTGCTGCTGTTGTGCTGGATTGGCTTGCTCAAGCTGGAAACCGAACTGTGCAAGATCGTTCTTTTGAAACTCAGTTGAGATACCGGAAGCCTTCAGTACGTTTTCAGCTAACTGAGGATTATCAACCATAAGCTGGGCCAATTCCGCGCCTGTTTGGATCTGCTCCCCGGCTTGCTGACGACGGATTAACTGACTCGCCTGTTGTTGCTGCCCTTGCTTGCGCTGGGTAGCTTCTATCCCCTGCCGCTGCTGCTGAAGGATATTCTCACCCTGAAGCACCTGCTGGCCCTGCTGGATACCGCCAAGCACATCAGGCGTCAAACCCCGCCCGCTGAATTGTAATGGTGCTAATACCATGAGATCACCCGAAGATATCCGCTAATGTGGTTCCAAGGCCGATAGCCTGCTCAAGGTTTGACGCCTGTGCTTGTTGTGCGCCTAGTATACCTGTTGCGCGCGCCGCAGCTTCTGCTTGGGTTAAGTCGCCAACAGTGCTAGCTGTTTCTAGCCCTGCAGCACCTAAGAACGTACCTGCTTGTAATCCACCGCCTGACAACTGGGCTAGTTCTTGCCGTTGAGCGTTGATGTCCTGTAGTGCAAAGCCGGTGCCTTGTTCCAGTAACGCTGTCCTGATGTTACCTCCACCTAACCCACCAATTGCAGAAGAGTTTCGTAGTAGTGCACGTTGTTGTCGTTCACGGATGAACTTTTGACCGGGCGACTCTGTAATCTGAGCAAATGCGGCCTGCTGCCCCTCAATGCCACCCAGACCAGCCAGAGCTGCACGACTACCTAATGCGGCTTGTCCTACCTGCTCAAATGGAGCAAGGCGTTGTTGTGCCCCCTCGAATGCCTCTAATTGTAGAGGTATTGCCGCCTGCGCGGCTCCGGCCTGTATTCCTCCGGCTTGTAAAGCCGCATCCTGTGCGCCTGTAGGGTCTAAGAAATCAACCATGTTAAACCCTCCCTAGGGAATTGGGGAATTGTCCAAGGTTCACCGTTGGCAACCCGTTTAGAAATTGATTCTGTTTTGGTAGAAATGGGTTAATCGCCGGTGGTGCTGCTATTCCTGATTGGCGCCCTGCTGCTGCTAGTTGTTGAGCTGGCTGGCCAACTACACCGCCCCCTCCAACGCCTTCGCCTGGTAGTCCGCCAAGCTGTGATCCGCCAAGCGCAACCCCTGCTGCTGGTGATACGGCACCCGGTGCTGCTTGGGTAGGCGCAAACCCTCCTGGTGGCGCTTGTGTTGGCGCGTCATCAGATTTCCGCCCAAATCTAGAGCCAACTGTGGCACCGGCCAATGGCCCGACGCCCAAAAGGGTTCCAGCGAGCGCCCCTATGGCTGCCCCTTTTTGCTTGCTTGTTAGGCTCGACAGGAAATCTCCAAACGCTGACGGGGCTGCGGTCTCCAGTCCTTCAGCGATTGCCGTTGCGCCTTCTACTCCGCCTTCTACTCCAGGGCCAGAGAACCCGGTGACATCACCAGTCTGACCGTCAATACCAACACTAAGACCGCCGCCTAGATCAACAGACAGGTCAGCGGCACCAAACCCTGAATCGCTACCTCCTTCGCTATCACCGCCGCTGGCAGCAGCAGCATTACCCTCGCCACCTGGGCCAGCGATACCATGCATCATGCCAAACGACATCAGGCGGTTTATCTTGTCGTCATTCCAAATCATAATATTGCCCTATGACAGTTCGTTGCCTGTTACTCGGTAAGCAACTGAGTCCGCAAAGCTGCTTTCCATTCTTAAAGTCCCGCCAGCTGGTATTAAGTGATTGACAATTGCATTCCCAGGGTCGAAAGCATCTATAACTAATATCTTTAACGGTGTTGTCGCCTCTGCTGTTGTGGCACCGGGAGCAAATATGTAGGCTCTGTACGTTTTATTCGAGTCTGTGTTGTTGGTTGCTGTGAATGCGGTTATGACGGTGCCTGCCTTATCGGCAGGCGCTGTGTAGAAAGCCTGCACTGTGTCCGCTACGGTATTTTGGGCACCATTAACCAATACTACAGTAGCCATCAGTTAATCCTCAATATTGCGCTAGAAACGAGAACATCCACTGTGGTCGTCTCGTTTGAGACGAAGACTTCAACAAAATCCGTCGTGGACAATACTTCCTGCCAAGGAACAGTTATTGATGTGGGATTGCCAGACGAAGCATTAGCAGTGCGTTCAGAGTTTGCTATTACAGATCCGTTTACAGCGATCTCTACCGATATGTTTACCGCGCCACCCGAAGTTGGCTCTACGGTTAATGAGGCGGTGATTGGCACTGTGGTGTCTTTACCACCGTTATACGTTAACCGGCCTGCTGCCGTCCCTGTGAACTGACTCTCTCGCTCCACGACCCATGTGCCAGCTACTAGGACAGGTGTTCCCGCTGCCGCTATTACAGTGTCCGTTGCGTTCGACTGCATCGATAGTAGTCCGTCAGCTCTTGTGTCTGCTATGTCATCGTTTTGCCTGAATTCCCATAGTGCATCACTAACAGATAGCCCGCTTAATGGCGTCCCTGCTCCAGATATGCGCATAACTTTGATCAGGCCTGAGCCACCCGTATTGATATTTGCCGAGGACGCTGCGCCACTGATGAGATTAGAAGAGCCATTGAGGGTTGCTAGAATTGTATCAGCAATAAACGAATCGAAGGTGGCTGTCCCTAGGTTGAATATTGCCCCCGCCGAGATAGTAAACGCAGACACCTCCCAAAGAAGGTTTCTGAAATTACCAAGAAACTCAAGCCCGTCTGTTGTTACTGTTGCGGGAGAGAAGTTAGTGAACCGCAATATTCCTGATGTGCCATTAAATCGGCCTATTTTGTCACAAGAGAGAACCGTCACATCGTTGAATCGACCTATCTTCGTTGTCGTATCAGTCCAATTGAATAACCTTCCGTTAGGGGCATCCAGGGTGATGTTGTTAATACGGGCCGTGGTATCGGAGAAGGTGAACATATCTCCTGTGCCGGTGTAGGTCAGGCTAATTATCGTGGACTCTATGCTAGAGATTGCTGATGAGTCGGCCCACACAATTCTATTTGTCCCTAGAGTTATATTAGCAGTTAGGAAGTATTGAGTGCTCGCCAACAAGGTAATAACCCCTGCGGCCGGGGCGGGAAAGTCCGATAACTCGCTAACAATAACCCTCGACCCAGAAGCTACTAAATCAAACAACTCCGTGAAGTTGTCATTGATCTTATCGCCACCAGTACGCCAAGTGTCGCCAGTTCTGTCGTTGGCTGCTGCGCCTATATTAATTATCTGCTGAGCCATTACGCCTCATCCATATCAAATGTGAACTCAGTAGAATCCCACGTTAAACTATCGCAATCCCATGTTAACGGCTGGCCAGACCCTATTTGTTCTTGCAGAGCGGATACTGCCGCCGAAAGATTCTGGATAATAGAGGCATCTACGGCGTCAGAAGATTCGTTAACAGTTGCAGTCAGCCGCTCTAGATACTCCATCAAGCGAGTGGTGCCAATTCCTCTGTTGGATAAAACCTCGCCTCGTCTAGGAGGTATGATGTGCGTCATTGTGTGCCTCCTTCTGCGTTGGCTTCCAGCTTGAGAATATTGCGCTTAACTGGGTCTGTTCCGCTAAATTGTAAAACTCGTGAATTAGGGATATTGCCTTGCCTGCGCCAAATAGTGCGCTGTTTACGTTTTCCGATTTTACCATAGTTGCGGCTGAACTCACTGGAGAAGGTTCCCGGCTCTCCTCCTTCATCTGAGAACGCCATTCGTACAACAGGATCAGAACCTTGGCCGACCGTTAGACCTACGCCTGCCTGCATAAATAACTCTACTTCGCCAAAGAACGATGTTTTTCCCTGATTGGAAAATGGTGCTGTAGACTTAAGCCAGAATAAAGCCTCTCCATATTCATCAAATGTTTCTAAATCCAACTCGCCAATTCTGCCATCGATTTGATCACCAACTAACAACTTGCCACCTAGCCGCATTATGGAGTTAACCCGCCACCTATTATCAGTGACTCCAGACTGCCGCTCATGCCATGTTGATTGCCCAGCTAGTGCTGAGGTGGTCGCATCATAAACAAACGTCTTAGAGGGGATTCTAGAGCTTACAAACGTGAACCCAACAAAGAAGTCGCCGCCCTCTGCGTACACCCAAGAGAAAGACGCTGAAATCTCAGCTTCAGTAAACTGCTGAATAGCGTTGTCAATCGCACTCGTCGAAATCTTCTGCACAGAACTTGAACCTGTCACCTTCCATACAGCCGCCTGCTCGTTCTCGCCACCGCCAACAAATACAAACGTATTGTCAAACTCTGCAAGCGTGAATCTTGCATAGCATCCTTTCTGGATATTCGCACCCGGTATGCGCTGAAACGGGAAACCTGATCCGCCTATATTCTGGAATAACTCCCCTGTCTTCTCACCCTCAACAAACAACTCGTTGTGGTTAACGTGTAGGGCTACTATTCGGTCGGGGTTGATTTCGGCGGTTCCGAAGTCGAGCGCGTCATATGTAAAAGGGTCATTGAGGGCAGAATTGAAAAACACGCTGCCATCTGCGGCACTGAATACAAAGAAGCCATCTTTAAAGACGACTGTACTAGACGTAATGAAATCGACATCTGTGATTTGAGTAATTGTGTCTGCAACGTTGTCATAAGCAAATGCATCTCCGCCTGGTGCTACGATTACAAGAAACTGGCCGTTGTTGGCCAGTGAAACTCTGCCCGATCCTGTTACGGTGCCGATATCAACAACCACACCTGCGGTAGTCACAGAATAAAGCCGTGATCCGTTAATAAAATAACCAACCCCCTTCATGACTTGCGAGCCACGATTAGAGCCCGTAATAGTTGCGCCGGTAGTCGGATGTGTCTTAGTGCCAGGACAGCCGAACAGAGAGCGCTGGTTTAACGCTGTGGCTTGAGGGATGACAGGGTATAGGTTGATACACCTTTGAGCAGATAAGGGCAGAGACGCGCTCTGATAGAATCCTGTGCCTATCTCTAAGGGTACGCGCGGCATTAGAAGTTCTTCTCTATGTCAGCAGGAAAGAACCGATCATCCAAAAACGAATCATGACACTGGTTGCCTGATCCTGTTGGCAGTGTTGACGGGTATTGTACACGTTTGATTTTAACTAACGCCGTGCGCATGTCGTCTTTTAGACCGCGCGCCGTGGCCGCTAGCTCGACACTGACAGCCTTCTGAAATTCTGGTGCAATAAGAATTGCGAGGTTGTCTACCACGGCTCCGAACGCAAACCTCGGGATGCGGACAGCAGCGTCTAGATTTTCTGCTGCCACAAACCCAATAGGCCGCACAACCTCCCATGAACTCATCATATCGTTAAGCAGATCAAGCCCTGTTTGCGCCTCTGGCGGCTCAAGGCTTATCTCTGCTGTCTTGATCCCGACTCTAGACATCGCCCTGTCTACGAAATACTGTGCTGTAGCCATGCTAGAACCCTGTGCTAGTGCCCGATAATGGCTCGGGCTGTGCTCTATTCCGCTGCTTTACGGCCTGCTTTACGTTTCCAGCCATTCGCTTTCGCTTGGGCAATCGTTGCGGGCGCGTCGTTTAACTTGATCTCGGTCTTGTTCTCTTTTACCCAGATCGTAAATTTAGGTTTATCACTCATTGGTTTATCACTCATCAGTCAGAACGAAGGGGCCGAAGCCCCTTGATTGGTTATGGTGCCAATTAAGCGATAGCCGGTAGTGTAGCGGTGAGGCCGCCAAACCCGATTACTGCCCATCCACCTGCTAGGAACATCAACTCAACAGCTTCGCCAGCAGTCGTGAAAGTGATAGTCGAGTACCCAAGTCCATTCGCCGGGGTTAGTACGCCACTACCTCCATCAACTACATGAACAACGATCTTTCGTTGGCCAATATACCCATCTGCGATAGTCAATGCCTGTGCTGCACCGTCAGAGGTGAACTGAGTCACGCCGGTGATAACATCAACAGCGCCAGCACCAGTGATTGCCTGGATGTTCGTGTCGGTGGTAAGAATCAGCCCGGTAGAGTCTCGCGTTAGCGCTAAAAGACTCACGCCGTCTGATGCCTTCACCGCAATGAAATACTCAGCATCCAATTCGGATGAGATACCATCGAAATACCCAGAGGCTCGCACCGTTGCCATCGCATCGGAGGTTGTATAAGCAAACATCTTACCCTTATCAAAGGCTTTACCTTTGCCACCCATTGCTTTTAAACCAGTAGAATCAAAAGCCATTTTCTTATCCTCAAGAGAGAAAGCCCCGCCGAAACGGGGATTATTGGGTTATTAAGAGCCGAAGCCCTGACCAGCGAAGAACTGGTTCAGTGCCGCATAAGCCGGACGGAAGTCGAAACGAACCTTCTGGTTGTTCTCCAAGAAGCCGACGCCTTTCGAGACACGGAACTGCAAGCCGTCCTCGGTGGTCGCCAGGGTATCAGTGGAGTGCAGCTTCTTAATCGGTACAGAGCCGATAGAGAAGGCTTGCTTATGCCAGAATAGGTTCGGCTGTATGATGGTATTTGCAGCACCCAGAAGGGTTACTACGTCGCCACTAACTGCCGCTGTGTCGGTCGTGTTGTACTGACCACCTGACTCAAAGATCGCTGGCCCGGTAACGGTGATATTACCTTCACCAGCCCCTCCAAGAGTCACGTCGGTTGTGACCGTTGCAGTCCACACAACAACCGCACCAGTCTCATCAAGAACGACTTTACGGGTAGACAAGTTGAGACGGTTACGGCCCGTGATCTGGATTGTTTCACCAGCCTTAACAACTAAGTTAGCCTGGAACGCTGTTACAGGCAGAACCTGAGTCATTGTGTCCTTGGCCGTCACATAAGTGACATCGGGGTTGCCGGACAAGGTGCCCGCGCGGTCAGCGCCTACTTGAGTGTTATAGCTAGCCAGAGTTGTCGCAGTCATAACCTTCATGCCTGCAAAGTTGTCGGCAATGATCGCCTTGTCTACAGCGTCCTTGACCAGACTTCCAGCTACACCGCCAGCGCCGAGGCTACGGTTGGTGCTAGCAAGTTTCCGCTGGGTAAACGGGTTGACCGCATACATCCAATCGCCATCCTGTGGCACGCCGGTCGCCTCCATCATAGCGCCTGCTTCAGCGATATCATCCCAGGTATCTGCTGCAGTACCCACAGTACCCGCAAGGAGTGCCGTGTTCTTGAGCATAAAGCTAGCAAAATCAAGCTCTAGATCCGTAACGATCCGAGTCGCCATAGGTGCAAGCAGCTCATCAAGCTGATCCATTTTGATCGCTTCGTCTGCTTCGTCGTAATCAACAAATACAGTGAAGTAATCCTGAACAACACCAGAGGCTTTGCCTGTGATGATGCTGTTCTTTGTTTCTCCCGAAACGTCACCGTCAGGAGTACGCTTGCTGGTGTAGTCAGTTGGGCGTTTAAAGTCTACCGTATCACCAGTGTCAGGGGCGAAACGACCTTGAAGAAGCTGGGTGTCTACGTTCTTAGACATCACCCGCTTACTTTCGAACTTCTCCAAAAACACGCGGGCTAGTTTCCGCGTGAAGTTACTGTCAAAATTGTTAGGCATGGGATGTTCCTTTATTCAAATGTTGCACCCTTCGGCCCTCGCTCGCTTGCGATCTTACCACCAGCAGAAATTGGGTCGATTGGATCAGGCGCTGCACTATGTTTTGGTTTTGGTTTACCATTGGCCAATTGTGCACGAATCTCACCCAGACGCATTGCAGCCATTATCGGACTTGCGGAAGCAATCTCATCAGCAACATCCAAATGCTTGCCGAGGTAATATGCGATATCCGCTCCGTTGTCCATTGACATAACAGTTTGCAGAGTCTCATTCGGCAATGTCGGCACGTTTGCAATGACTTCCTGATAGTCAGGTTTAGTCTCTACGATGGCTGCGACTTGAGCATCAAAGCTCTTGTTGATTGCCGTTACCCGTGCTTGTTCCGTTGATTGTCCCTGTTGTGCCTGTAACTGCGCCATACGCTTGTCAAGCTTATAATCCATCAACGCGGTGTAGAACTTCTCCTCGTCGTGGTCACAGCTTTCTAACGTAGGCTCTACGCTAGTTGTTTGAGTAACTACCGGCTGTTGCGCTTCTAAGGCTTCAAGCCTTTCTTGTAGCGCGTCAGCTCGTCGTTTCTCTCCGTACTTATCAGCCGTTACCTTGTTGATCCTACTTTGAGCAAGCTCAGTTAAATCAATAGGATTGCCTTCAGAGTCAAAGGCTTCACGTTCAAGGCCTTTCTTTTCTGCCGGTGCTGATTCGGCCTGACCGTCCCCTACGACCGCCTCCGCTTGGACTTCAGGTTGCGCCTCAACTTCTGGCTCAGCTTGTGTGTCATTCGCAAAGATGTCGTGTTCTCCAGCCTGTGCAGCTTCTGTCATTTGAATAGCCTCTAAGAGTCTCAGCCGTTATTTGAGGTATAACGTAAACCTTGTTGCCGATAATTATACCATAAATTTTATTTATTGCTGTGGCAAGACAACCCCATCTTGTCCTAACTCCACCAGCGCTTGTTGGTCTTTCCTAATATTGTGATCATCAATCCCAAGCGGTATACCTGCCTCCAGTTGTGCTTTGTATGCTTCAATCAGCGTCTTGTAGGTCTTGATCGTCTCGCCCTGTGCTTGCATTAGAATCTGCTGCGTCTTGGCATCTTTGTTCTCGATGTTGCTAATCAGGTCTTCTGTCTGCATGTTGATATTGTCAGTGATAGCTGCCTGCTGTGGATCTGGCGCTTGTGGCTTATTAAGCCCTAACTCCTCAATCTCCTCCTCAGTAGGATCAACCAGACCTTTCTGAATCATCAGGCGTCTAACACGCTTGGTTAGCTCGTCGTTCTCCAAGATGTTCAAGTTCTTAGCAATCAGGTCAATGGCAACCTCTCCGAAGATAGGATTACCGTTAGCCAGTTCAATCAGTTGCGATGCTGACTCCTGGCGCTGGGTATCAAATGCAGGCCCCGTCTCTATCACTACGTCATATTTACCAGTGGACAGATCGTTAACAATCACCTGATCTCCGGTCTGTTCGTCAATGATCGGCTGATTGAAATTGTCAAGAGACTCTTGGTTAATCTGTACCTCTTCGCTGGATCCGTCGATATTCATAACCCGAACAATCCGCTCTGTGTCGTAGATCTTAGGGATCAGGTCAACGAGTATCTCGCCTGTGTACTCGATGGACTTGCCAAGGTTATCAACAAATATAAACGATCCTCGCTCACCCTTCTGAGCCTGAGATATAACTGACTTCTCACTCAGTAGTTGCGGAGCGTTGCCTAGTGCCGGCGGATAGATGCCTGTAGTGGCGTGTATATCGCCCTCTGCCTGTGCTGTCTGCTCCATCATCGCTTGCTGTACCGATGGCGCCCCGCTTCGCTGTGGCGAGCCTGGCGCGTCAGGGTCTGGGTTGTAGAGCATGAACGGATGGTTTTGCGTGTTGAAGGTTTCCATCTGATCCGTGTGGCCTTCTGCCTGCTTAGTAGTCAACCAGTAAGGATCTTTAGGTGTGAGTGCAGTTGTCTCGACCTTCGCCGATGTTGTGTAGTTGTAGATCCGTGCCGGGTCTTTTGCAAAGCGTACCAATCCACGTACAAACGTTTGACCCTCAATCTCTGTGACCTTGCCGAACAGTGGAATCAACGGGATGTACTTACCTGCCCACTTTTGGGCCTTAGAAATAAAGCCTGATCCGTTCATCTTGCGCATTTCTACACGGAACGAATCAACCGAACGCTCTCGCTCAATCGTCACGCCTTCAAGGGCCAACTCATCAATAACCGCCTTCTCTTCGTCAAGGTCAATGACTCGGCCGTCAGACATCAAAGCAATCTGCCTGGTAATAGGCTTCTTTACCCAATACTCCGCAACTCTGACTGTGTTGTTTTCGCGGTTAAACCAAGAGCATGAGCGCAGGTTTGTAACATTCTGATCAAAACTTGTTGGGTCTGCGTCTGGGAACTGCTCCTCAAAATCCTCTAGTTGCATCTCCGTGGTTAAGAACGCCCACTTTCCATCACGCTTGTCATACTCCTTAGCTGATGGATCAAACCATAGAGATGTAGTAGCTGAGGCAATAGGTTTGATCTTGATGTCCTGCTCAAAGCTATCGTCATCATTGAACTCTGTAATGACTCTCCATCCGCCATAGCCACCAGCAATCTGCTCATCGAAGGCTGAGTCATATGCGTTAGATGCTTTGGATTGTGCTTCAATGTTGCGAATCAAACCGTTGAAGATGTCGGCTCTATCCTCGTCAGCACCACCCGATACAGGTCGCACCTTGATATCCGTACGGTTCTGCCGTTGATCGCCTGTCACTTGATCGAGAGCGCCTGCAATGCGGTTGATGGTATACATAGGGCGACCGGCCCGCTTCTGCTTGGCCAGGTTATCCCATTGCCCATCTTCAGTATGAGCAAAACGGATATCTTCGACGCCTAGCTCACGCTGGTTCTTCTCGTTGTCCTGCACGACTCCGAACCGCTTCAAGGCCAGGTCGTGGTCTGTCTTGTCTTTGTCGTCTGCCATGTTGTTACCATTCAGAGGCGAAATTTAGTTCCACTTTATTTATATTCACCGGCTCAGCAAATGTTAAACCGCCTGCATCACCGTAATCAGGACTAAAGCCGTATTTACTTTTGATCTTATCTTTTGCCCATAATACTTTCCTGTCGTTCGAGTCAGTTTCGTAAGGGCTTGCGCATAAGTCGGCTTGTAACTCGTCATCATCTGGAATGCTAGGGGGCAAGCTTTCGTCATTAAGCCAAGCTGACATCTCACCCCATAACTCATTGCGCTTGTTCTTGTATTTTAACGGATCGAGAGGCGTAGAGCCAAAATGTACAGATTTAACCCTATCTTTGTATCCAAGCTCGTGCAGCCTATCAACGATGTCAGCACCCGCTCCGAAGTCTATAAACATCATATCCGGCTTCTTCTGGGCTGACTCATCCACTGTATCGAGTATCCGCTTACAGATAGCAACGTTCTTTCCTAGCTTGTCGCACTGCTCCCCTATGTATGACTCCATACCGTACATCTTGCGCCCTTGCCTGCGTATGATCGCAAACCTGTCGCCGCCCCTTGATGGGTCAACCCCTACAACCAAGGGGCCATTTCCGTTTGCCTGGTTCTGCCTTGCTTGCATACAGGTATCGGCGCTTATCAGCCCATCACCGCCTGACACTTGGAAGGCTTCGGCTGCGTTCATTGGGTACTCTTGCTTAAACGCCTTGGTGCCATCTACCCCATCGGTTGTAAGTTCTGCAATCTTCATCCTGCGCCAGAACAACTGATCATTATCTAGCTTGTAATGCCGTGCTAACTTTGATTCTTCATCATTGAGGCTGAAATCCTCTGGTGGTACCTTCCTGTATTCTGACTGCCAGAACCAGGGCACGAAGATAGCCTGAAACTCTGACAACCCTTTCTCTGCAAGCTTCCACTGTTCATGAAAGAAGTTGCCTATACCGTTGGCTGTTGACTCATAGATTACCTCTGTACCTTCGGCGTCTGGTAC